TGCCGTTGGCCGTGATATCGCCACTGGCTACTACGGTATCGGCCTCAACGGTGGTGGCATACACGCCAGCGCAGTTGGTGACTACCGTGCTGCCATCGCCGACAACGTTGCCGTTGGCCGTGATATCGCCGCTAGCTACTACGGTAGTAGCCTCAACGGTCGTAACATACATGCCAGCGCAGTTGGTGACTACCGTACTGCCATCGCCGACAACATTGCCATTGGCTGTGATGTCGCCACTGGCCGTGACCGTACTGACAACGGCCGCTGTGGCGTATACGCTGGCCATGTTCGTGACCTTCGTACTGCCGTCGCCCACAACGTTGCCATTGGCGGTTATGTCGCCCGTGACAGTCAGCGCAGCCACCGGCTTCAGCATGATAATGTCAGCAGCATTGGATATGCTATCGACATACAACACGCCGTCAACGTAGACATCCTTCCATTCCTTCGACGCAGAGCCGAGGTCCGAGGTATCATCCGCCGTCGGCAAGATGCCCACGGTCGACAATGCCTGTAGCACAAGGATGGCCGCGCTGTTCGTGATGCTGTCCACGTTCAACAGACCGTCGATGTACGCATCCTTCCATTCCTTCGACGCGGAGCCGAGGTCGGAGGTGTCATCGGCCGTCGGCAAGATGCCCACGGTCGACAACGCCTGCAACACCAGAATGGCCGCGCTGTTGGAAATGCTATCGACGTATAGGATGCCGTCGATATAAGCGTCCTTCCATTCCAGTGCCGATGTGCCAATGTCGCTGCTGTCATCCGCCGCAGGCACGAGGTCTGTGAGGCTGATCGCGCCGCAAACTGTCACGTTGCTGAGGCCATTGACGGTGAAGCGCAGATTCGTCGTGCCAGTGCTCGGCGCGTAGTAGATGATGTCACCTTGCCCAGCAGGCCCGCTGTACTTCACCTTGACATCCGCTGCCCACGCCGTACCGCAGCCCGCGAGCAGCAGCAGCGCCGCTCCGGTCAGCAGATACTTGTTGCGTCTCATGTTGCATCCTCCTTGTGGGCCGGGCTGCCCGGTGGCGCTGTCGCAGACAGCTACGCACCGGGCTTCCGGCCTAGTTCACCGCCCTTACGTGATCGCCGTCGGCATCGCGTCCGGCCCCTTGGCAACCCGCGGCTCGTACAGCTCATAAAACAGGCACGCCGCCGTGTTGTTGCTGAGACTGACGAGATCCAGCCGCACAAACGTGAACGCGTTGTCGATGTCGAGCTGATCCGCACGGATCTCGAACACGTACATGTTCGTAGCCGTGGCTGCGCCGGCCGTGGTCAACGTGCTTGCCGTCACCAGCGTCAACGCATCGGTGGTCGTGCCGGTCTCGTTCTTCCAGTACTCCGCGAACGCCAGCGCTTTCTCGTCGGTGCCCGCGGCAACCGTGGACTGCTTCAGCGTGACCGTGCCCGTGCCCGCACCGGACTGCGTGAGAATCAGCACCGCCCGGCAGCGGTTGTACCCTTTCATGTTCACCGTGTTTGCGTCCGTGGTGAACTGCGTGGCCGCGGCTCCAACCGCATCCCGCACCACGAGCTTGCTGTTTGCGCTCAGTTGCATCGTCGTTCTCCTGTCTGTCTGTTCTTTGCTCCGTCTTGTCTCATTGTTCGCTCGTCGCTCGCCTTCCTACTACGCTACGCCCTCGCACCCAGCGTGACCACAGGGCTGATCGTGTCCGGCGTCGTCGATCCCGCGATGTACGGCGTGAAGGCCGTGTCGCTGAGATTCTGGCCGTCCACGTACTTGATCAGCCGGAAGCAGTTCTGGTCGTACAGGAACGACACGTGGATGCTCGTGGCGATCTGCGGTCCCGCCTGATCGTCGGCAACCACGTAGTCGCTCATGTCGCACAGAACCACGTCCTTGGCATCGCCCAGCGCGGGCACCTTCTCGGTGAACAGGATCGGTACACCCCACAGCGTCTGCGGAATGTTGCCCGTGGCCGAGTTGATGAACACAGGCGCGCCGCCCGTGCCGACCTCGAGGTTGAGGAGCGGGAGCTGCGTCCACAGCATCTGGTTCATCAGCCAGACCGGGGCCCCGCCCGCCAGCGCCAGCAACCGCGCGCGCATCTTGGTCGAGTTCGCCAGCACGAACGTGTCCGCATCCTGTCCCGTCTCGGCCGTGACGCTGATGCCGCACGAGGCGTTGAGGATGCCCAGCGGCTGGCCGCCGCCCTTGCCGTTGATGAACGCGATGTCTTCGGTGTAGCCGATGGCTGCGCCAAACTTCGGGATCAGCCAGCTTCCCAGCGAGGCCGGACTCCACTTCTCGAACTCGCCGGATACGTAGCCGAGCGCCATGATCTTGTGCAGCACGAAGGTCATTTCGCGCATCTTCGGCCGGCTCGCTGTGGTGTCATCCAGTTCGCCTTCCCAGTAGCAGCGGATGCCCTGGTAAATCTGGCCGCTGGTCCGGTTCTCATCCCGCATCAGCGGCACCTTGAGCATCTGCGTGCCAAGCGTGAACCGACGCGCACGCGGGCGCACAACGCTGGCTTCGATGGTGGCGCGATCAATCAACGCCATCGCCGCGGGCATGAGCAGGTATCCGCCATATTCATCAGACCCAACCACCATGCCGTCGCCAGCCGCCTTCTGCCGAATCGCGGTGCTCAGCTCCATCGCCTTGCGCAGCCGCTTGGGCGGAGCGCCATCCGCACGCGCCTTGGCGATGTCCCGGAGGAACATGCCGGCGTAGTGGTAGATGGCCTGCTCGCTCGCATCCTTCAGCGACAGGTTCTTCTCGGCGTAGCCCAGGAACGGGTCGTTGTCCTCCAGGTCGCGCACCTCGATTGTAACTGCCTTCCGCGCCAGGTTGGCCGCATTGAGTTTGTCGTCAACGGCCTTGCCAACGGCCTCGCCGATTTTCTTGGCCAGCTCAGCATCGTCAGGCTCGGTTGTCGCCGCTGCCTTGATCTCCTCGGCGATCTTTCCCTCGATGAGTTCGGCGAACGTATCGGCGTCCACCTCCAGTTCCGTGCCCACCGCGTGCTCGCCCCACTGCTTGAGCAGCTTGATCCTCTTCTTCATCGTCATCCCTCGATTGGCTCCTGGTTGTGCGTCTTGCGCCTGCCTCGTCTGCCCGTGCGTGCCCCTCGGGTCGGCCTGCCGTTGCCGGCTGCGGTTCCCGTCCTGCGCGTGGCCTGAGCAAACAAAATGGGCTGCCCGGCTTTCGCCAGACAGCCCGCAGACTGCCATGTACCATAGTGCGGCCCCGCTGCGGCGGGCTTACGGTCCCGGCCAAGGACACCGCTCAAATTGTGGCCGCTACGCTTTCCTCCGTGATGTTGCCTGCTATTATCCGATACGCCCGCTGCGCTTGTCAAGCGCATCATGTACCGCATGCTCAACGGTGCGCTCCAGCCAATCCGGCCGCCGCATGACGCGCACGCTGCGCTCGATGGGCCGCACGGCCCGTTCGATGACGCGCACAGCTGACACCTCATACAACTCCGGGAACAGCGCCTTGCACTCGCCCTGCGTGTACTCGCGCAGCTCGGGCGGCTCCTTGTCCCATTGCGCGTAGTGCTTGGTAAGATGCGCATACACGGCCTTGCGGTCTCCGGCCGGGATCGCCACGCCACCGCGAGCGCCGAGCAGTGCGCCCATGGCCGCACGGACGCCGGCCCAAACTGCCACATGCTGGCCGCCATGCCGGTGATGCGGGAGCTTGTAGCTCCCTTTCATATCGGCCGCCTTGCTGTCCATCCAGGCGCACATGAGGCGCAGTTCCTCGACGCTAGCCGCCGCCACCTCACGTGGCCCATTCCACTCGGCGGTCTCGAGGCTCTTCGGCACATCGCCATGCACGCTGTATGGGATCGCGCCCTTGTCGTCGGCTTCAGCGCCAGCCGCGGCCGCAGCTGGCCGGGCAAGGCCGGTGACGGCATCGACGGTCCAGCCCAGGCTCTTGAGCACGGCATCGCCAGCACCATGCTGCTTGGCCACGCCTACGGTGAGCGCGTCGGGACACGCCGGTACGCTGACATCGCTGTGCTCCAGCAGCACGGCTTTGGTGATGACGCGCTTGACCTTCTCGCGCACCTTGCCGAACTCGGGCCATGCACTTTCCAGCTTCGCGGCTACCTTCTCGAAATCATTGTGCCCCGGCTCGGTCCATGCCAGCGGCACGAAGCCGATGCTGCTGGCCTTGAGGTGGCCCTGCTGGACGAGGTGCCAGACGACGTTGGCCATAGTGCCTTCGCCCGTATCGGCGTACACGGTCTTGGCCTTGAGACCCCAATCATCGGCCTTGATCCATTCGTCACTGCCCAGCGGCGGCAGGCTGTAGTTGTGGCCCCAGAGTACATGTCCGTACTTCTGGAAGTCCTTGGTGTCGACGCCGCCCGGCACGACAATCTCGTTGTCGCGATCCAGCGTACGTGCGCTGACGTAGCGCACCGCGGCCCGGCTGCCGCTCTCCAGCAGCTCGACGTCAGCCTTCTGTTCGTGGCCGACGCGCCGCACTTCGAGCGCGTCTGTTTCCCGGCCATCGGCCTTCGCCGCGGCATGCACGGCATCGCGCAGCTCCGTCGGCAGCACCGGCATGAGATTGCCCAGCAAGATACTCGCCTTCACTTCACGCCTCCTCGCACTTGGTCCTCGATGGACCGCAGGACGGGCAGCATGTACGTGCCCATGACCGCCTCTGTCCTGTAGGTTCTGGCTCCCTCGATAGCCGCCTGCCGCAGCGCATCCCGGTCACTGGCCGCGATCCATTCCAAGCCCTCGGCAACGGCAGCGCCGCTCACGATGCACTGCTGCGCGCCTGGGCTGGTATGCTGCATCGTACCAGGCAGCAAGCGGCCCGCGAAGCACAACTCGCGGGACGCGCTGAAGTCGGTCAGAAGGACGGGGCATCCGCACGCTTGCGCCTCGAGGGCGGGGAGGCCGAAACCCTCGCCGTGCGATGGGTTGAGCAGCACGTCCGCGGCGCTGTAGACAGCGCGCAGATACCCCGTGTCGTACTCGCCGATCATGTAGCGGTAGTGATCCGGCACGATGACGCTGCGTGGATTCACGCCATAGAGTTCGAGCAAGGGCTGCAACGGCTCGCCCTGCTGCGCCACGCCCGTGGTGTCCGTGTGCAGGTACAACAGCGCGTTCGGCTGCGTTCGGGCGAACAGCGCGAAGCCCTCGAAAATCGCGCCGAAATTCTTGCGCGACGGCGCGCCGCAATTCGCGCTGTTGACGCACACCAGGAAGCGCTCGCCCAACGCCATGCGCCACTCGGCGGCCAGCCGATTGCGGGCAGCGCCGCGCGGTTCCGGCCAGTAGCGCGCTGGATCGTACATGTGCGGCACATAGTACGGATTGTAGCCAGCGGCCTGCAACACGCCATGCCCGAAGCGCGACATGGCGATGGGCCAGCGGCACACGTCGAGCAGGGCCCGGTTGCGGACCATCAGTGGTTCGGCGTCAATCGGCAGCCAGGCGGCCCAGGGCAGGTTGCGCCAGATCGACGGGTCAAAGATGAATACGTCGATCAGGCTCCACACCACATCGGCTCTGACTGCCCTTGCGTGCATGCCTAGCAACTCCTGCCCGTACAGCGTCACGCGCGGTCCCACCGGCAACACGCGCATGCCGTCATACTCGCCCACCCAGCCCTGCGCCCCGAACGTCAGCGAGATCGTCACCTCATGCCCGGCGCGGCGCAATGCGCTCGGCACGATGCTCGTCTGATTGCCATAGCCGCTTCCGACACGCGGGTGGCAACTGTGCCATAGAATCCTTAGACTCATCCTCCAGGCTCCTTGGGCTCTTCCTCGTTGCGCTACTCGCTCAGCACGGCCACTAATGCACACCGGCAATTGGGATGTAGCGGCGGCCCGTCCGTGGGCGCGTAGTCATGCCGCAATGCGATAGCGCCGGCATCGTTGTCCCACTCCACACGCTGTACATCGCCCTGCCGGAAGTACGGCTCGCTCAGCCCGACTTGCTTGCCATCCATCGCGAGACAGAACGGGCACGCATCGCCAGTGGCGCTCCACGCCTTGCCGCCGACAACGCCGCTCTCCTGCCATGCTTGGATCCGCCCGGCCGTCGAGGCGCGGGCGCTCTCCGTGCGGGCGATGGCCTCGGCTTTCTGCGCCGTCGTGCGCCATTGCTCGAAGAGCCCGGCCACGCGAGCACGCAACTGCGGCATGGTTTCGCCCGCGGCCTGACCGGCAACAAGCTGTTCGCGCAGCCGATCCGCGGCAGTAGTATTGATGCGCTCGGCAAAGCGGTAGGACTCGCCACGCAGCGCCTCGACGGTATGCGGATCTTCCACCCATGCCGGCAAGTCAATGCGGATCTCGCGCAAGCCCTGGTCGCCACCGACCTTGAAGGGCACGTACAGCAGCGGCTCAATCAGCGCGGCAATCTCGGGCACCCATTTCTCCAAGGCGAACAGCCAGAGCTGCTCGGCAACCTTCTCTACTGCCACGCCGTCGGCGCTCTTGAGCGTGGCCAGCAGTTCACGTTCCTGCCGTCGCCAGATGTCGTGCAGGACGGCTACGATGTCCAGCTCGTTGCGGGTGAGCGGGCCGACGCGGCCGCCCGTGCG